CGTTAACTACAATTATTTTTTTGCCTTCAACACGTTATCATTATTACGCTAAAAGCAAAGTGATAATTGTTCGTTAACTTTTTTAGTAAACTTTTTAAATTCTACCTTATCAAAATTGTAATTCACTATATCAGCTATTATAAGTGCATAAGGGTCTTTATTAAATAATGCTTTGTAGTAACCATTTGCATCTTCTTTTTCTCTTACCTTTTCGAGTGTTTTATAAAAACTATTGTTCACATTTTTATTATCAAATCTTATAGAAAAATCAACATCAAAATCAACATATTTTAAATTTAGATTTTTAACCAATTTTTCGTGGTTATCTGTATAAAGTAATTCAGCCATTTGAACACTTCCTATTTTATCGCAGAATATAAAAACAGTAGCAATACTTAATTTATCTTCAACACTATATATTTCTCTGGTGGTATCGTATATTATTTTCTCTATTTCCATAACTTTATAAATATTTGTCTTCCTATCGTCAGCCATTTGCCAACGCTCGAAAAAAATAACAGTAGTTAACACAGTATATAAAAAAGTCGGGTTATGTCATTCTACTTTAGCCTTCGAGTTTCAATTTTGGTAATTTCCTAACCCAAAATAATGCTTTTACATCCCTCCCGTTTTATATAAAAACCTTTAAATCACACTCGTAGAGCCGGTGTAGGGCTTTGATCTGGAGGCTACCAGTCTGCGCCATGATCGTCGCATCAAGAGGTACTTGAAGCTGTCGGAGGCGTTGGTAGACTCTAAGGGCAGCCGGTGGATCGGTAGCTTCTCGGAGCTTTTATCTTTGACGATGAAGCCCTTTTGATTTTTGCGTGTCTTGGTTAACTCTAAACTGCAACGTAGAGCCTTGCACGCGAAATAATCAATCTGGATATTGGGGAGCTTTCGATTATTGCCGGAGAGTAGCTCTTGCATAAAGTTGTACTCTTCATTTTGACCAATGTTGCCCTGACCTTCACTCATCAGTACGACTTTCCACCCTGTGGCGATGAGCTTGTCTTCATTGCCTGGCTCAGGACGGTACTCGATGGCTTTCTTCAGCTGATTGGCAAGGTCCTGCTTTGCTTTGTGATAATTGTTGGCTGCTCGATCGTAGTATAGGTTGAGCACTTTCTCTCTATGTGGCTTGTAGAAGTCAAGGAACTTGTCTGCCAGGTCTCTGATCCACTCAGGAGAGAGGGTATAGATGAACTTGGTACAACGATAGGTCTTGCCAGACTCCTGGGCTAGTGTGAGGCTGATCATATTGCCGAAATCGGCTCCTGCGTCAATGGCACGGTTGCTATTGTGATGCTTGAGGATGCGGCAGTCTTCCGCATCGGTCAATCCGAAATGTGCAGCGGCCACAGGATCGACACCAGTGCGATAGAAATGGCGCTCATTCAAATTGGCATAGAAGCGCTCACCAGACTCAAGTGATGGCTTCATGCTGAGAATGGCAGTCTTGACATCAGAGAAATCCGACTCAAACTCATTGGCGAAGTACTCGGGGGTGAGGATGTCGGCATTGACGAAGCTGCTGGCGATGAAAAAGAATGTCTGTGATGCCTTGTGCATGCGGGCGGCTATCCATCGCTCGATCCATCTCTTCCAGACGCGGTGCTTCTTGATCTGCTCTTCGGTATTGGCTTCTTCGCAGGCTACCAGGTACTCCTGTAGGGATTCGTTGACGACAATGGCGAGCTTCAAGACCAGGGCTATGGCTGAGGCGGACATCTTTTTGCCTTGCTTGAGAATCCAGTCGTACTCACCGATACGGCTGGTATCGGGCATATCGGTAGTGAAGGTATGCCCACGATAGAAGACACTGCCCCCGTACTTCACACGGTATCCACGAACGGCCTTCAAGAGATTGGCAATGCGATCTTCGCGGAAGTACTTGGCTTCATCACCAAAGATATGGACATAGTTGCGTCCTGCTAATGAAGCCGGACGGTCGAGACTAGCATACGTAAGATTAAGCCCCGTGAAGAAGATGAGGGTATGTTTGTAGCTGGCTAGCTGATTGTAAGGCTTCCAGAAGTGCTCTTTGATGCCTGTGGGTAGATCTTCTTTTTCTGCCTCAGAATACTTTGGAGGAGCCTTCTCAACGACATAGTGTATATCCTTGTGATAACCCTTGAGTGCAAGACCCTCCATGACAGTATTTAGGACATTTTTTTGAAGATTGGCATAGGTATCGGAGACCCAGACTACTGGAGCTCCGGGCATATCGTAGGCCATCTCGATGAGTCGCTCTACCTGGATGTCGGTAGTCTTGGATGAGCCCCTACCGGCAATGACATAGAGGTACTTGGGCATGATCATCATGCACAGCTGGGAAAACCAATTGGCAAAGGATGGATTGACCTGGCTACTCTTCGGATTTACTTTCTTCCTCCAGCTCATTTAGTCGCTCGGTTATGTTAAATGGCCCCAGCAGGGCGTCTGATTTTAGTCGGATTTTTTCACGCTCGGGGATATCGAGTAGTTCGATCTGTGTGGCGAGATCCTGCCGGTCGATCTTGGGTAATCCGATGGTCTCGGTATCGAGGCTGTAGACCCTGATGGGCTTTTGATATAGCTCTACAGGCAGCTTCTCTACATCGGGCTTGTCAAGCTCCTGGAGCTTGGAAGATGCCATGAGTAACTTACCGTAGATCTCCCAATCTTTAGAGGACTGGGCATTGTCCCGGACGATCAGGGCTGCTTCGTCGAGTTGCTCGGCCTTCTTGTGCCGAAGGGCTTTTTTCTCAATGATACGATCTCGATAGAAGAGATTGACCGCTTCGTCGTACATCTCTGAGGCACGGGCATACTTGAGATTGAAGGGGGCTTGAGTAAAGAACTGGATGGTATTGCGCCTGCCATACTTGCGGCTCAAGGAATTGAACAAGGTGAGCGCTTCGATATAGATGGCTTCCTCAGCGCTGAGCTTATTGATATTGCCACTCTGGATGTAGTCTTCGAGACTCTCCATGAGTTTCTTATCGGCTATAGCTCCGAAGATGTCGAGCTTGCTGGTCTCCCAGCCACGGTTGCGGCGGATATTGGCTAGCTGTGTGGATGCTGGTACATCTCCCTGCCACGCATCTGTGAGCAATGCCATCTGCTCATTGACCATGGACATGAGCTTACCACGGTGGATGTGGTAGGCAATGTTGCTATCGGGATCGGAAGCGGCCTCTGTGAAAAGCTGCTGATCGAAACTAAGGTAGGTGGCCATCTCGGTATGAGATAGACCGAGGGCGGAGAGTTTTTCTAAGGTTTCTTTGTGCTCGTCTGATAGATTGATCAGTTGCTTCATGTGGTACAAATGTGGTTGAAGTGTATGATTAGAGGAAGGACACGCGTCACAGACGCGCGCCATCGGTTGAGGTACCCTTCGGCACAACAACACCAGATATAGGTAAATTATCTACTGGTTTAGGGTAGTGAAAATCAATTGATTCTTTGACAATATCCGCAATGTGCATTCTTTCCAAAGTTCTAGGCTGTTGATTAAGCCATTCTAAGTCTTCATCAATTAATTTTTGATAAGATTCCTTGTTCATTTTTGTTCCCATGGTTTATCGAAGTTTAGTTTTATTAAGTCGTAGATAATCAACCCATATCCAACACGTTAGTAGCAAGCGGGGTTTAGCTCTCGTATTTAAGTTCGTAGGTAATTGGAACAAAAAAAAAGCAAAGCCCCGCCCGCTTTAAGTTTTTCAAACTTATTTGGATTTCGTTGTTAATACTTCACAACGTTCAATTCTATATACATCATCCTCGAATGCGTTTAATTTCTTACGTGAGAAGTTTTCTTGCAATTTACTTTTATGAGTTGGCTCAATGTCTTCGTGCTTTAAGAGAGCAGAAACACCGCCGTATATTTTAGCGGTGTTTGTCTCTTTATTTAAAAACCAGAATGCCATGTTAAAAAAGTTCGTATTCTTCGGTTTCAGAATCAAAGTCCAAAGTTTTTTCAACCTCTTCGCCTTCATCGTCTATTGTTACAAATGGAGTGTATTCAACATACATTGCACATTCGTAAGCTGCTGTATTTTCGCTAAAATAAGGCTCTAAATGGTCTCCGCCATCACAAAGGCTTTTAATGTCTTTTTCGCTTGTGATATTTTTGCTCTTTAAAGAATGTTCTAAAACTTTTTTATAATCCAAAAAAGAAGGTAATTCTTCTTTTGCAGAAGTCACGTCAATAAAACTAATATTGTCTTGTTCGTGCTGTTTGTTTTTTACTGTATAAGTCATGTCTTTTATTTTTCGAAGTAGCTTCGTTGCTAACTTCACTACAAATATAACTCTTTATTTTGGGTAAACAAGCGTTTTGCACAAAAAGATTGATTTATTTTGTATTTCCTTTAAAATCCCTGTATTATGGTTAGTGAGACACGAACCATGGCGTAGGTATTTCCTTTAAAATCCTCTGTATTATGGTTAGTGAGACACGAACCATGGCGTAGGTATTTCCTTTAAAATCCTCTGTATTATGGTTTGTGAGACACGAACCATGGCGTAGACACGCGTCACAGACGCGCGCCAGCATCAGCCAGTTGTGAGGGAATTTGTTAGAGATTCAATAGTCTATTGATCTCGGCAAGCTGTCGTTCCTTTTGCTGGATGGACTTGGTGCGGGAGATCCGGAGATGCTCCTGACCTTTGTCGTTAAGTTTTTTGCCGGTACGCCAGATGTTGTGCTCTAGTCGCTCCTTTTGCTTGAATAGCTCGATAGGTGAGAGTCTTCGCAGCTGTCGAAGGGCGGCATATTCTTTGAAAATGGGGTGCAATCCGAGCACATGACCGTGCTCTTTGAAATACTCGAACTCTCGATGTATGATCCGATTTTCGATGAAGGACTCTACCAGATCCCGCACTGTGGAGAACTGGTCCTGTGCGGTGGATGCATCGAAGAGCTGCTGATGGTGCGATGTGTATTGCTGGTAAGTGTTGATTTTATCACTGGCGAGGATCTTGAGCTCAGGGGGGCAGTCGGGGGCTGAGAGGAATGGCCAGTCTTGGCGGAAGGATGAAGGCACGGAAGTAACTTCCTCGGCAGTACTAATATTGGGCACGCGTGACACACGCGCGCCAGCTGTGCGCAATGACGATGGAGGATCAGATAAAAAACCCCTGTGCTGTGGGCACGGGGGTTTGTAAAATGCGGGGGCTATGAAAAAGTTACTTCTCAAAGGCGGACTTCTTGGAAAATAGCTTTTTCAAAAATGGCTCTACTGATGGCCAGCCTTTATCATCATTGTTGATAAAGATCCGCTCATCAAAGGCCCGGGCGAGGATGGCAGCTGCCACTCTCTTGAAAGCACTGGCGATGTACTGACGAGTACCGGGATGACCCTCATTGATACCATTGTCTACAAGTATAGGGCGATCACCGCGATACACCAAGTTGAAGTACAATGTACTCACCAGGTAGCCGTCGTTGTCAGCCTTGAACTGATGGATGATCTCGGAGAGCGGCTCTTTCCAGAATACTACCGGTGTATGGGTAGCGTAATCCCAGGGAGCAGCTACTCCAGCCTTGCGTAATGCGGATAATGTACGTGATGCATTGGCGCAATAAACGCCACCAGGAGCGCCGCGCTGCTTGAGACGACCCATGGCCGTATGCAGATCGAGCAGTGTCATATTGACACGGGCTACTGGATAGATGTCATCGTTGGTCCAGATGAAAAACTCAGGGATCAACTCTGACTCACAAGCCAGGAGCATCTTCTGTGCTACATCGACCTGTGGATTGGGTGAAGTACTCTTGTGCGAGATGTGGATAACATCAGAAGCCCAAGCGGGCTTATCGCCAATGATGACGATCTGGATGCGCCCTTCAGCAAACTTGTACCAGGCACGCAGGGCGTACTTTAATTCATCTCCTGATGCGGCCTTTTCCTTGTAAGGGATGACGATGAAAAGTGGATCAGCCTCAGATTCTTCGGCAGATTTGGGCACAAGCGAGACGCTTGCGCCAGCCTCAACTTTAGTAGATTCTAGACCAGCTGCTGCACTTGCTGCATCGGCGGGGTTTTGATCATTTTCTTTGCATAAAGCTTTGACCTGATCGGTAGTGTTGGATTTTTTGGTGACTTTCTTGTCATCAGTGCCAGCGTCTTTGCTGGCGGATTTTTTATTAGCCATAATAATGGGGTAAAAAGGATGAAAAAAAAAGGAGTGCCCGTAAGCACTCCTAAAACAACAACCAGAGTCTACAGGCCACCGCCTGAAGAGCCTGATCCTTCTACATAGTCATCAGCGACTGCAGGAAGGTCATGCACATAGTGCATAGCCTTGTACTTGCCGCGCTGCACAGAGGCGAAAGTGAGTGTGCTCATCTTTCCCTCATTATTGTCCTGGCCTTCGGCCTGGAGCTTCATAGGGTTGCAAGGGGTGCCGTGAACACGATTGCCGGAGCTATCGGAGCATTCTTTGGAGACGATGATGAAGTCCTCGTTGAGATTGTTTTGCAACCACTCAGCGAAGGGTCGCTCATCACCGGGATGCTCTCCCTGGAAGTTTTGCGTCCAGCCTGCCTTGTCAGGATCACCCTCAGAATTGTCAAACCGATTGATGGTGTTAGGCGTGATGTACACAGCCTGAGCTTTCTCGCCATCCTTCATCGTGAAACTAGCAGTACTCAGAATACCCTGAGCATCACGCGTAGGGAATCCGGTCACTACTCCATTGGCATCAGTAGCCAGATCACGAACGCGAACAAAAATCACGTTGGGATCTTTAGCGACAGGGGTGCCAGCGCCCCCGCCTGCAGCTTTTCTTATGGATACTTTGGTATATGTCATGATCAGAAAAATTTAAAGATTACAGACCGCCTCCAGCTGATCCACTAGCAGCAGAGCCAGCAGGTACGGTACCTTTATTTTGCTGGTAAGTGGTATGCGCATCGTAGATCTCAGTGATCTTCGCCTTAGGATCGTATCCGTCAGGAACCGCTGCAAAAACAGCCTCACCATAAGCAAATCCACCGCCTAACCAGTACTCACCGAATAGACGAACTTCGTAATCCTGCTTTTGCACATCAGAGATGACACGAGGCACATCATTTTTGTGGCGAAGCTTGATCAGGTTCGTTTTGGGAGTAGCAAATAAGATCGGTGAGCCATACATACCATCAACTTTCCTCAATGTGTGCATAGAGAAGTCGATGTTGTCAGATCCAAAGCGAGGATTGTCAGACTTATCAGAGCCTGCACCCCACTTATCCTTGTAAGCTCTCTTGTAGGCTTTGTAAAACTCATCTGAGCATCCAATATCCATGGCGCTAGAGCGGAATATAGGAGCGAGCCAATCCACAAAGTTCTTAGTGAACTCTAACATCTCAGCAGTAGTAGCCGTAGTGAAATCAAAATCATCAGCTTCTGAGAAGTAGTTGATTTTTTTCGCATTGGCGGCCTTATTGTCCACGAGGATACTCTCGATACCATCCATGGAATCCTCAGGCGATCCACCAGCATCACCGCTAGTGACTGTACTCCAGTCCTTCTCGACGAACTTACCTTTCCAGATCATTCGCAACTCGATATCCTGCATGAGCTGAGGATATACCAGGTTGTTCCAGATGTACTTGGTGATCGGCATCTGGTCAGGAGCCAAACCTTCATCGTACATGTGCAGCATATAAGACTCAAGCACTTCTGCCGGAATGATGGGCACGTTGATCTTGTGTCTCCTGTTGCGGACTGTCAGAGGTTGGAACTTCGTATTCCCACTTGGTGTCCACTTCGGCGTAAACTGCTGAGAGATCGAAGTGATCAAACTCTGAAAAGCGCGCCACTCAGTCACGGCCATCTTGGAGGTGAACATATCAGCTGAGGTGAAGCCCTGAAATAAAGCGCGAACTTCATCGAGGTTATTCCTTCCCTGGCTTAGATATGTACCAAACTCAGTGGCCAAATCTGCGACATCAATGGTAGTAGCTTCCACTTCTCGCATGTGACCACTTTTTAGGAAGTGACCTATTGCATTGTAATGCGGCATGCGCATATCCACCCTCATAATGACAGGCTTGTCAGCCTGACGGGGGATATCCGCCGACATCTCAGGGATAGGATCTTCCTCATCAGCATCAGCCAACGCGGCTATTTGATGCTGAAGGGCGGTATTGGTAGTCACCAACGTGTCGATCTTAGCCTGAAACTTGGACTCTAACGCTGTGGCGCTAGATTGCTGAGCAGCTGTAAGGGCAGAGATAAGCTCAGCAACCGCCTGGGTCTCCGAGTCCTCATCTTCAGAGTCACCTTTGGCGAGATAATCGGAGAACTTGTCTGCGAACTCTTTGCCAAAGGTAGCTTCAACCTTAGACTGCTGCTCTTTCGTAAGAGAGGGTATGCCATCCTTCTTAGTGAACTCGGGAATCCCGAGGAAAGAGAGGATAATGGCAGCCATTTTTTTCATGAGCAGTTAAAATTTATGATTGTGATAAAAATTTGCGTGATTGTGCGAGCTGATGTGCTCTCTCTATGGCGAGTGATAGATCGCCTATTTCATCGATAAGTCCGTACTTCTTGGCTTCCTCTGCGAAGTAGACTTTGCCATTGAGGATGCCTTTGGCGGATTCATCGAGCTTACCTGCGCGGCTTTTCCTGACATGATCCTGAAACTGGAGGGCCAGTGGATTGAGCATGTTTTGCCTGATTCCCTCGTACTTGCCTTCTAGGGCTAGCTCGAATTCCTGATTTTTGTGATCTGACTGATCGGCATAGATGCTGTGGAATTTGAAGCCCTCTTTTTCATAATGAGGGATGACATCAACGAATGACATCATAACGCCTATAGATCCATATTCAGCAGAGACGTTATTGTTGGCTACAATGAGATCAGCATCGCTGATGGCATAAACACCGGCACTGCAGCACATATCGAATGATGCTACAAATGGCTTATTGAGCCTTCGCGCTTCTTTCCTAACTTGTAGGATAGGCGCGATGGCGGAAACTGATCCACCTCCGGTATCCATATCGACGACAATGCCGGAAATATTCTTATGATAAATGGCCTCTAGCATAAAGCCTGCGATCTCGGCTGTGCCATAATCGCATAGGGTGCCATACTTGAGCATGGTACCTGCGATAGAAAATACTGCAATGGATCCTTCCTCGGCTTGATCGTAGATACTGCTGGCGTGATCGTCGGTAGCGGCTTGTATTTGCCCGGCAGGGCGAGATAGGCTTATACTATAAGGTGTACGATCTTGCACATCGCTGATCTGACCGGTAAGGATCTGCTGTACCTGATCGCGCATGCCGATCGCCAATCGGGGCTGCATAAAGAATGTGCCCCGAAGGATCTGGTTCATAAGTAGAAATTGCCAATTGGCTGAAAGGTGCATCGCTTAATTTTTCGCTTAAGCAATGATAGTAAGGTGAAAATGTGTAGAAAGGACTGAGAAACGGGCGAAATCAGAGGCCGCCACCGCCAGATCCTGAGCCTGATCCGGTAGCCAATGCTACTGTAGGCGGGTATCTGTGGCCCACATGCTCGATACTGATATCCTTACCCGCCAATAGATGGGCCTCTGAATAGCTAATGGGTAGGTCCGTATCACCTACGAGCAGCTGATCTCCATCAGTAAGTGAGAGTACTAAGAGAAACTGATCTTTGATTAGCAGCTGGGACTTCATCACTATATTGACGCTAGTGGTGTATCGGATGCCTGAATCTGTAGGGGCCCTAGTGATGGAGGCTGTGGAACCATGACCGATATCTAGTAGGTGCAAGGGTGCATCTAATATGGCAAGGCCTACGAGATTGATATCAAGGCTGGTGATATCAGAGAGCTTGACGTAGTGGATGGCTTTGATATTGTCGATTAGCTGTTTCACGGGTGAAAATCGGTTATTTACGAAAAGATTATTTTATCTAAATTGATGTCAAGGGTCTGTCCTACATAGGTCACTTTCTCATGTCGGCGATAGGCCAGGTCAATCAACTTCATCACGCGCTCATTGAATAGCTTCAGCTCCTGTCGGTACTGCCGCTTTTTCAACGTCTCTACGTCCGCTACCAAGCTGGTCAACTTGCGCGAGATTACGAAGGACATGATGATGTCTTTCTGCTTTTCGCCCGCTTTTTTGCCAGCGAGATAATACTGGTCAAAGTCGATGTTGAATACAACCTGCAGGAGACTATTGAGCCGCTTGACATCTTCGGCAGAGTAGTACAGGTGATAATTGGGCGCACTAGCCAAGCGGTCGAGCTTAGGCAATAGCAAGCAGACCCATGATTCATCAGGATGATCGCTGTAGAACTTGCCTCCTGGCTCTGGGGTGTTGATGGGCTTATGCGAGTATCGGATAAATGATATGCAGGCATTGCCAAAGTCGCTTAGGGCTGAGACTTTGTAGAGCTTGATCCACGGGGGATTGTCAATCTCCTCAAACAGGTGGGTGAGATAGGCCCGGAGTAGCGGCTTGTGAATGGGTAGGAAGATATTCATAGAGAGGCGGTTGTTTCCCTCTAAAATACAATATTCGCACGATTACGGCAAAAGTATCTAAATGCAGTGGTGAGGCGATAGCTGAAGTAAGTGCATTATTTTTTGTAACCATGTAACTAAGTAACCAGAAGTGGCTAACGTATTGACATCCAAATGATTAGTCCGATACAAAAGGGGGGTGAAAATCTGTAACTGCGAGGGGTCAATTTTGTAACCGAAATGAGGTAGGCTGTCTGGTTACAAACTTTTTGTAACCAAGCTCTTTTTGTTACAAAAATATTAGATGGTTTGTAACCGTATAATAGCCTGTATTTCAAGGGGTATTATATAGTTTTCTTATTTCTGTTACAGAGTTACAAAAAATAATGAATAAAATGGATAGAGGGTTGGAAGGGAGAAAGCCACCAAAGGTCCTTTGTGGGGGAAATGTGGGGATAGTGCAATGGTGGGGTGAATGCTTTGTAACTGTGTAGATGACGGACAAAGCTCGGTCATGATGGATATAGGGGCACGGAAGTAACTCCCGCGTCAGATGGAGGCTGGAGTGGATAAGGCACACGCGACACGCGTGCGCCAGCTGTGGGAATAACACCGTATAAAGTGTATAGCCACTTGGTTAATATTTAATTAGTTATTGTTCTTATTTAAGTTTTTGCTCATTTGCTTAATTAGTTGCCTATCAAGGCTACACACCTTATACATATACCGTTAGCCACAAGTTGTTTTTTCCTTGCCGACCCGGCATTTCTCCAACGCACAAAGCAAAGAGTGCCGAAAAAGGCACTCTTTGCTTTCTTTTCCAACGCTCACGGTAACTTACAAACAGCAATGTGCCTTGGATTCCAGTAGCTTGGTCGCATTCCGTACATAATTCCATTACCGTCTTGTTTTAGAGGGACGTTGCGCATTAGCTTGTTACCATGACCTCTCACGCTCCAATCTTCAGGCCATTCAATTACTTCCCATCTTAATACTTCTCCCCATCCATCGCCTGAATTTTTACCCAGATTGGTACAGAATTGTAGCAATTCAGTAAGCTTATCAGGCCATCCAACACAATACCAGTCAATATACTCACAATGCCTATAATAAAGCTTTATATGTGCGTTTTTGAATTTACCTCGCTGTATATCAATCTTATTATTTGCTTTAAAGTGTTGGCTGTGCTTTAGCCAATCACCCGATTTTACTTTAAAGCTTGAATCTTCAACAACCGATTCGGGAAATTGAGCGAATGAGCAGGCATAAAACCATAAGTCGTTTTTAGGTCCAGACTTCTGAATAGGTAGTGTTATGTTTGCCCCTTGCCTTACACTGCTTTCACGGCTCTTTGTTATTACTTCCTCTCCCATTTCACTGCGTACTAAGTGGTAGTATAGTATTCCGTCGAGCGGTAAGTATTGGTCGCTTATTACGCCTGTTTTTAAATAGGCTCTTATTCTTAGATTTCTAAATGGTTTGTTCATGATATTATTTCTGGAAAATGATTAATTAATTTTTGGTAAGATGAAAAATCACGTTGTTTTAAATCGGTTAAAAAAGATTGGCGGATACCAAAATCTTCACGAGGTATCCTACTTGCAGTTCTCGACTGGCTACCATGCTCTAAATAGGTATTGAGTATTGGAAGGTAGTTTGCGTACATGTAAGCAGCTATATCTTTTTCATTCCAATCTGCAAGTGGCGAAATACGAATCATATCTGCTTTGTTTTTGAAAAACATGCCATGCTTTTTTAGAGTAATTCTACGAGCAACACTTTCATCTTTTCTAAGCCCTATAAAATAACTGTCATGCCCTACCGTATCATACCTATCTTTTCTTTTATCGGATAAAAATTCACGACTAAATTCAACTTGTTCTAAATTTAACTCTCCCCATGCGGATATAACTTCATCGTAATTATCAATAAATTCAGTTTCAAAATTCCACCTAATAAAACGAATTTTAATATCAGGTGCTTGTTGCATAATTAGATGGAGCATTACAGCGCTATCTTTCCCGAAAGAACACGCTACGTAAGGATTTTCAATACGTTCTAATGCCCATTTTATAAAACCACTTGTTTTATTTACAAGGGCTTTATAAGGTTTTAATTGGGCATAAAGGAAAGCTGTTTTTTTATCCATTACTCAAAAAGTTGTTTCGATAATCCTTTTTCAAAGTAATTAGTCACGTCTTTTTTTGCATCTGTAGCTTTGTCGATGTATTTAACAAAGTCGGAGTTTTCAAACTTTATTTCAGAATCAACCACCGATGTTTCGGTTAAATCAACTTTCAAACGTCCATGACCAACACGTCCATTGCCGCCAACCTGTGAACTTTGAGCCGCCCAGCTTTGTAAAATTGAAAGGAAAGCTCCATTTTCAATATCAGTAGTGTCTCGTAAACAAATTTTCCAATAAAATCGTGTTCCAGCCACAAGCGTTTCAATGTGATACATCATTTGACCGCCTCGCAAATCTTCGGTCAAGGCTTCTTTTTTAATAAACTCACGCTTATTCTCGTCCTTAGTGTCATCTTTACGTGTATTCATTTCAACCTGACAATACTCCCAAATCGTTTTAATTTCTGACTTTCCGTGAAATTTTTCAGGTATTAGATGAAGTGTTTCCTTACAAATCGGAATCATCTTACCAATATCAACTTTGCCAGGCACAATTACATTCCCTATTGAGCATCCTAAAACTGAAATCATTGGTATGTCCTTACGCATTTGGCGTACTTTTTCAATATCAAGGTTTTTCCCTCCTGTACTTTCGAGTGAGCCGCCTGAAAATAATAAGTTGAAGTTGTCGGCATCTACCTGAACTTTTATACCATCGGCTTTAGTAAGAATGTCAATTGCGGCAAGGTCTCTTATTTTACCTCTAATACTGTTACCTGAAATTACAGGTACTTCAACAACTTTGCCTTTTGGCTGTACAAATTTTTCGCGTCGCAACTGAACAATCGTTCCGTTTTTTTCGCCTCCATTGTGGCTTATTGAACTTAAAGCAGTGCAAGTTCCTTGTAAAACATAGGTTTTCATAATTCTCCGTTTTGAAATTTAATGGATTCTTTTCTTTCTTGATTTCTTAGCCTAACCAACATGGTTAGGTAAGTTGTTTCTGTTCTTAACCAGTTCAATATCGTATCATCTTCGCCAGCTTCTACAACAGAAAGAATATCTTTATTGTATTGTGCTTGAATATCAATAGGTATTCGGCGTTGAAAATTGGTTAAGAATACTTTCAAACTATCGGTATAGCTTGCCGAACGTAAAGCATTTTCGTAATGCTCCCAAATTTCACTAGGATACCGGCATTTGTAATCCTCTGTAATACTTCGCCAAAGTCCCCATAATAGGTTTTCAGCAACTAATTCTTGTGATACTTTCATTTTAAATAGTTTTTATCGGTGAATAACATGAATGCCGTAAAGTCAAATATTCCACTCCCCCGGTATTCTTTAATTGTGTTTTCGTGTTTTTGCCAATTTTCTAAACCTGCTTTTAAAATACGATTTGATTTATAATCTCCTGTAATAATTTCAGCTTGTGAAAATTGGTAAGCAAGTAATTCGCACATGTGATAATGCAGCAATCCGAGTAATTCAACATTGGGTTTTACATGCAACTCATTGAGCTGCCACATGCCCGTTTTATGCTTAAAAAGCACGTGTTTCTGTCCAGTTTCGGTTAAGCAAACCATTTCAGCACCTTCAACAATTAACTGTAGAATTTGAGGTTTATCTGCTTTTGTAATACAGTGCCACTCACCATCTTTAATTATATGCGAGTATGTTCTGAATCTTTGAAGTTTATCTCTTCCAGTTTTTCGCTGAACTATCTCAGAAGCTTCATCGAAACAAAACATTGCTTCATTCGAGATAATTGTTCCTGGATAAAGTCGGTCATGGTCATTGAAAGTATCCTTTACCCATTTATTAAACTGCAAGCCTACACTTTCTTTGCCTGTTATTCGACAAATACCTTTTTCAGAGCCGTAAACCTTGTTTTTAGCTCCAATTTCATAAATCTGTTCACATGTATGTTTCATATATTAAATTTTAAAATTCTACGCTCAAAAGGCATTTTTGCCAACGCTAAAAACAACCAGATGGCTAACATGTGGTATATTCCACCACCTTTCAGGATGGAGATAACATACCACCATTCGTTAGCTTTCAGGCTCTTGAGTGCCTTGATCTGGCTGATCCGGTTCTTCACCGTTTTTGTTTTGCCAACGCTTTTGCACGTAGAGCATAGCCTTTGCCCATGTGGGTAAATCACGACTAGGTTTTAGTAGGTTATGTACATTTCCAATACTAACGCCTAAGCAATTAGCTAGGTCTTTTCGATCTCCTAACTGATTCAGTAGTTTATTGAATTTTTCGTGTTCAGTCATGCTTTTTCAATTCTGATATACTGATCGTTATTAAGCTCCCAAGATTCCCCATTAAATTGAGGTTTTGGGTAATCTTCATCCCAGTATCTTTCAATGATTGCATTTACTTGAGATTTTGTTTTATTTTCAAAGCTGTTTCCTGAAATATGCTTTTACTGACCCTTGATTTGTACGCTGTAAGTTTCCATTTTCTTGTTTTTAAAGTGATTGCGCACTACGAAATTGGACGTCAGGGCAAACTTCGGGACATCCTCAAAGGCTATTGAAGCTACTTTAGTTTGATTTTCTTTGATTTTCTGGAATCTGTTAACTCGTTTCATAATCGTATTTGTTAGTGTTTGATGAATCAAAGATATAACAGATATATTATATATCCTACTAATGCACAATGAATATATTATATAATTTCTTCACAAACGATATGAGTTACGGCGCTGCGCTTGCACCGCATATCTGAGTCGTTATAAGCCATTTTTACATTTACAAGATTCTACATGTATAATTCCACCATTAGAATTACAAAGGTAAGTGTGTCCTTCAAATTCTACTGTTGTATATTGCCAACCTCCTTTAAGATTATAAAGTTGGTGATTAAAATTCTCATTAATTACTTGTTTTTCCTCAACAGTATTGCTACAAGAAACCAAAAAGGCTAATAACAAAGTATATAATGTATAGCTTTTAAGTGTTTTAAATAGTTTCATTTGTTTATCTATTTAAGTTATTAATTAATTCAAAGTTTAAGCGTTTTTGGTCGCTAACACTTTATAAAATATGTGGCTTTCCACGCCCGTTCCCCCGATGATATCGACCGCCATCGCCATGCCCAACAAGGTCTTTTTGCATAGATTAAGGAGTGTTGGCTTGTTAGCCTTTCGCTTTACGTGCATAAGGGGGTTAGCCTTACTCTCACGGTACTCGCCACACATTATATAACAATACATAAAAATCATCAAAACGCTTTTTATATTATTCAGTTAGATTTCAGGCTCTTGTGTGCCTTGATCTTCCATTGCCTTAATGTGTTCAACAACTTTCAAAACACCCTCTTCGATTCTATTTCTTGAGCTTGTTGCTGAAAAAGTGTTGGAATTATACCCGAAGAACTCGGCTATCTTGTGATAGTCGAGTCCGTAGGATTTTAGTTTTTGGCGTGTAGTCATATTAACTCAACTTTCAGACCCCTTGCTATCTGCATAGATATACTAGTTACAACACCTTCATAATTTTCAAACTCATAAAGAGTAACTCTATTTTGTCTTGATATACCTTTTTCTGGCTGATGAGTAAATGTTTTCCCTTCCCATCCTTTATGTAGAACCTTGAATTTTTGTCCATATTTTAGAGCAGAATAGTTTATGCCGCCTAAATCATTAAGCTCTTTTTTTGCACCTTTTATTTTTTCTATCTCAATTTCCGCATCTTCAATATCAATTACTTTACAAAAATCATCTCCAGCGTTTCCTATTTGTTTTTTTGCGTATTTAATATCGTCATATATTTCTGCTTCATTTAAATCTACTGGCTTAAAATCGTAAGTCATAAATTTTTCAGATTGAGAGTTTAAAATCACATAACTTTTCATGTCTTTGTTTTTTAGTGTTTCAATTAATTATAATACTAATCTAATATAGATTAGATTAGTATAAAAGAACTTTCTTAATTATATCTAATAAATATTAGATATTCTTTATTTAGTGCAATCTATAATTAAGAATAGTGCTATTTGACCGCCCGAAAATCTAACATACGATATGAAGGCATTTCCCAGCCGCACTAAATCAACGCTCACGCCTCATATCTGGTAGTTAGATACCCTCTAATACCTCAGATCATCGAAGCGGCACCTGATGGTGTTTTGAAATTTTTTGAGGTCGGTCAGGTTGTACTCTTTTTTTATGGCGGCCACTGCTTCATTGACGTGGCGGAGCTCTTGCCGGGTATTGCTATCTCGGATCGCATTGATGATTTGTTGTGGGGTGTATTTTTTCATAGGTTGGTTATGAACTGCTGGAGGCTTTCGTAGTGCTCTCGATTCTCGGGATCTCTGTAGGTGAGGCCGCAGAGCTTGAAGAGGTGCTCCTCTGTAGGTACGGCGATGGGACGGCCGCTCTTGTGTAACCATCCGCCTTTACTATGGTAGCCTTTTACTACCCATGAGTGGGCGAGGACTTTGTGACTGTAGTCTGCTGAGCCGGTACGGATGGCGTAGATCAGTCCCCAGTTGCCGGGCTCTGCGAAGAACAGGTCGAGCTTGATTTTTTCCGGTAGGATGATGCGCTGGGTATACTTGCAGGGGAGCTCTCCCTTTACCTTGGGCCACTGCTGTACGATGGTGGCGATACCTGATGCAAACAGGCCTACGTCGTAGGGCTTGGGGATGGCTACTATCTCGATATCCTTGACCTCTGGTCGCTTGCGGCGGATGCTGCCTGCGATCTCGATCTGCTGGCAATGGGGTGCGAGCTGGTCGCGGACACGGTTGGCTATGTCTAATGCTTGGGAGAGGATCATGATCAATACCTTAAGTCGGTGAAGTGGATAATCTTGCCTGAGAAGTCCTCAGAGAACCATGCGAAGAAGTCTTGGACGGATTCAAAGCCATCGTTGATAGCTATCTGCTCGATGATATCAGACTTGACGGCCGTACCATCAACAAAGGTGAGTGTATCGCCCATCCAGTGCCCATGTCTGCTACACCACTTGATATAGATCTCTTGTGTAGAAACACACACTCCGGAACGGAACTGCTCATAATGCTTGGTACGAACCCCTGTGGCAAAGTGAATCTTTCGACCTGGATTCCATCGGCCATGCGGATCTTTGCGAATGGTGTGAATCTTGGTGCCCGCTTTTATTGGCTTTACGAATTGTGGTTTGAAGGAGAGAATCATAACTGTCGGGTAAGTTGATTGTACTGGAAAAGGATCATATCATTGAGGGCCTTGCGCTGGGCGTAGGTGTACCGATCGAGGTAATCGACAATGACCATGTTGACGCGCTTGAGGAAGGTGTAGTCCTCTGACTCTCGGACAAGCCAGGTCAACTCCATAAGGGTATAGGGTGGCTTTTTCATGATCGTATACCGTTTTCGGCTTTGGTATAGCGATGCTTGGCGATGCACCAGATATGGCAGTAGCCCGGATCCTGGCAAGTACAGCTGGGGATACCCTCTTCCTCAGGATCTCGTGGTGAAGTGGCGGTGACTCTTTTTTCGATAAAGAGCAGCTGCCACTCTGCCCTGCAGTCTTGGCTCACACTACTGCGATGGAACTGCAGCACAGAGGTCAGTGACCGGGTCACGAGGTAGACTAGCCAGGCAAGGAGTAATAGTAGCTTGTACAACGCTAGTCCGAGGATGTAGATGATGGATGAGATGAGGTAGATCATGTCGTTAGCGCTTTCATGATTGGATGCTTTTGGCTACTGATTTGACAACTGTTAATTGCTCTGGGCTACCAGGTTCGTATTCCATTATTTCTTCTATTGCTTCCTGTGGTAGCCTGCCATAGCAATATTCGTAGACCCTGAGTGCGGCATATTCAAATTCGATTTCTACAAGGGCGCCAGTGGTCTTATTGATGGTCATCCCTATGTAATGGTGCTTGCCTATGTGCTGCTTGCTGTTAATAACCAGTAAGCCTTCGTCTTCGAACTCGGGATCCCATGTATAATGGATGTTGAGAGCGTCGAGATTTTCTATAAGGGGGCTTAGGAGGTTAGGTGAGGGCACAAGCGAGACGCTTGCGCCAGCGGTGGGCGGTACGGGAGTAGCTTCCGCGCCGGCTGAGGTGGTTTTTGATTGGGGATTGGCTGTTGTTTGTTCCATGATTATTGTTTGTTAGATGATAAATTCTTTGGGTTGTCGGGGCAGTGCCCCTTGTGGCTCCTGAGCTGACCTTCGGTCTCCGCTTGAAATGTGTGGCAGAATGGGCAGGTAAGCCGCTCTCGAGCTACCTGCTTTTCTTTTTCGTACTGCTTCAGCTGTACGCGCAGCTGCTGCAACTCGATCTGACTTGCTTCAAGCTTGGTGATTGTTGTTGCTGATTGCTTCAATCCTTCACGAGCTTCCGATAGGTCTGCACGAAGGCCATCAATCTTTTTTTGTGCGAACTGATCCATGCGCTGCTCATGGTACCACTGTGCGAGCATCTCACTGAACATGTAAATGCTGATGCTGTAGATGGTGCTATAGACGGTGGCGGCTACCAGATCCTGATGCCGGGCGCTGATCATCAAACCTGGTGCATCGTAGTAGATCATGCTGAGGATGAATAGGCACCATGTGAAGAATATCGAGAATCCTTTCTTACCTGCGAGTACGAAGGTGATAATGACGATCTCGAAAATGATGACTACAAGTGTGCTGTGGGCTTTGTTGACCCAATCAAAAGCCAATATCGGGAATGGCCGCTGTGCAATGGTGTAGTGGACGAGTGCCAGGTGCTCGACATTGTTGAGCATGACCAGGGCGATGACTAGAAGCAGTATGTTTTTTGGGATTTTCATAATCAGATCATTACAGGTGGATGGATGTCTACTATGATATGCCCGGACTCTTCTAGGGACTTAAGGACTTCATTGAGCGGTAGATCTTTGTACTTGCCATAACCTATGGGGGCAGAGCAGCAGTGGTTTTCGAAGAAACAAAACCAATGCTCCTTGCCCTTTGGGTGGCGCATGACATAGGTGGTCTTATAAATAATGAAAGGCTCACCGGCATTGTTAAAATACTTGAGGCAGTGCTCGCAGCGATCTTTATAGCGGCCATTTTGCTTTTTCTCAGCTGGCCGATCCTGGCATAGCGTACACTTGGGCGCTTCGGTGAATATGGTCGTCTCCTTAGGCATGCTGCGTGGTTTTTTCGTTGAGCTTTTCGGCATTGGGAAGTGTCAGCGCATGATCTATAGATCGCATGTAGACCATGCCATCCTCAATAAGGCTCATGAGCCACTTGACCTCAGTATCGTTGCTGATGTGATACTGAATGAGGTGGACTACTCCACTCTCTGCACATCGTACCCAGAAAGGCATATCCATGCGGCGCTTGCCATCTTCGAAGCGAAAATGGGAGAAGTACTGGCACTGGATGTATCGGCGGTCGAAGATGTTGATTTCGGTAGGTTTCATATCAGAATGGGGCTATAGATGGTGGATTGACGTCTCCTGGTACGTCTTTTACTGTTTTTATAAAGAGCATCTCCATGGCGCGATCTCGGCTGTCTCTAGTGACCTTGCGGATAATCCTGCCCTGATCATTGTGGTAATCTTTAGGGTTGAGCTCATAGCCGTAGTATTCACACCAGGCGTGGATGGCCTTGCCAAATTTTTGGCTAGTCCAGTTGGATCTTGTACCTTTTTTGAAGTCCTCAAATGCATCGACGCGAATCACAAAATCATTGAGCGTGCCGGCATCTTCAGAGAAGTACACATCGGCCCATTCGTGGAAGGCATTGCCCATGATGGATATCAGATTGCGCTTGTGGACATTGTCCATCGGTGGCTCGATTTTGCTGTGATTGAGATAGAACTGGCAACACTGGATCATGAAGCTGTAGAAGTCGTTCCATTCGTCATCTGTGTAATCTTTGTGGACGATGTTTTTTCCGAACTCATCGGCTACTGTGCGATCTTCCTCATAGAAGCCGTTTGCATTTTTATGATAATAATCGGAGAATACTACGTACAGCAGCCTGCGAACGGTAGAGCTATCGAGATTGCGCACTACGAAATTGGACGTCAGGGCAAACTTGGGGACATCCTCAAAAGCCATTTCGAATCGCCTGTTGTTCTTAGGGTTGACGGTGAGTTCTCCAGTCAGCGCTGAGAAAAAGAATTGAAAATTGAGGTATTGGTTGGCGTCATCGACGAGTATGTAATCTGTATGTCTGTTGACATTTTCATATAAAAACTGATCCTTGGTCAGATCCGGCTTTCGCCCATCGAGTGTAACCGATTTCATAAACAATCGAGGAGCTTTAAAGCAGATCGACTTACCAGACCCACCATGAGACTCGCCGTCATCACTGACACGGCTATCCATAGCAAAGACTGCCCATGGTCTGGAGGGATCTCTATAGCGATGTAATAGGTAACCCAGGGCATAAATCTTATTGACCAAGTGGGCTTTTTGCTCTTTGCGCTCCTCCGGAGAGAGGTTAGGCCCGGCGATATCAAACTGGTGTTTTTTCAAATAGGCATTTCGCTCTTCGGCTTTTTTGCCCTGTAGCTGATCTTCAAGCTCTTTGCGCCAGTGGATCCGCGATGTATTGATCAGGTAGTTGAAGAATGGATTGTCTTTTTTCTTGATACTGATGTCCCACTGGCCATCCTTGTCTTTGTTGATCTTGAACTGAGGCTTATCAGGCTCCATCTTGTGATCAATGACCTCATCTTCCCACACATACCTGTCAATCTTGCCAGGCTTGAACTCCTCGATCTTGCCAGCAGTGACTTTGATCGTGTAGTTCTTAAAAAAGAAATACTGAGTATCCTTGTCATAATCAGTGAAATCAATCTCGATGATGGGAAGGTTGGACATGGAGGTATCACCCAGCTGGGTAGAGCGATAGAACATATCTCGGAGATCCTCATCCAGTTTTTTTGATTTGAGGAACTCATGGACATAGTTTTTGACGTCATTGGCTTTGATCTGACGGACTATGTTGTTCTCAATCTGTATGTAGATATAGCCGTCCTTCTCATTTTCGATCTCCAGACGGGCAAAGCCGTTTTTGCCAAGGAAGTTGTACAACCTCGTATTCTTAACATAATAGGCGGTCTTGTAGCCACCACCTTTTTTGGGAAGGTATTCGACACGCCAAAACTGGTAGGGCAGGGCTGTCTTGATGAGCTGCTTGAAGTCGTACCAGTTGTGAAAACGGAGGTAATCCCGGACGTCTTTGCAAAAGTTGCCCCGCCGATCGCGGTATCTGGAGAGGGATTCCGGTAGGTAGAGTGTGTACAACTCGAGGTATTCCAAGGCCAGCTGATGCGCTGCTCGCCTGCCGGTAGCATCGATATCGGGGATGTTGATCACCTTGTCGGTGAGCCCTTTTAGCTTATTGAATTCTTTGAGGGTGAGCTTGGCAGTCTCACTATTAGGCCATACTACCTCGTAACCGATCATGGCCAGGTTGAGTGCATCAGATCCACCGGAGCAATACATTATCTCGGGAAGCTTGGCTGTTGCTTTTTTAGTGCTCGCCTCTTCCTCGTCATGCTCAGGCATTGCATCTGGCTGAAGCTCATCATAAGCCTTCTGACATGCGGGAAATCCATGAAGGAATTGCTTTGGCCGCTTGCCATAGTAGATAAATCGGAAGCCTTTGTCTTGGTGGAATGGCTGGTAGATTTTCTTGAAGCTGCCTTCATCCCACATGAAAATAGGGTAGCTATCGGTAGCCTTGATGGTGGTGACCTTGCGGTTTTTGACAATGCTATAAGATGTGAGCGCGTGGAAATGGTACTGCTGGAATACCCTGGCTACTTTGTCATAGTCGATGACATCATTAGCCTCCTTATCCTTCACATAAGGGATTGACTTCTCCGCCAATACTGTCTTGATCTCGAAATCGGTATAGCCCTTGCGAATGTCGAAATACCACTCTCCTTCATTTTCCTCAGATTTGGCATCTCGCTTGTCAATGTCGGGCTTGTACAACTCAGGGTTGTACTCCTCTGGCGTGACCTTATAATCAGCGGCAAGCTTCTGTATGGCGTCATGGAAGCTGAGGCTTTCCTCGACCATGCAGATGAGAATGGCATTGCGGGGCTTTGAATCACCGCCAAAGTCGGTGACAACATAGTTGCCATCGGATAGCAGTCGTAATGTGGCACTGGCGGTCTTTTCGTCTTTGCGGAGCTTGAATTTTTTACCCTTGGTTTTGACCGCTTCATAAGCGTCAGGATAGTAAGCCAGAATGATGTCCAGGCCGCCATTGGTGGCATCTAATATGCGCTGCTGATCTATATACACTGCTTAAGCCTCTGGGTTAGTGGATGATGGTGCCTGATGCCAGTGGTCGGATTCAAGCAATTCATTTTTGTGGATATGGCAGGTCATGATATTGGTGGTGCCTGAGAGATCCGATAGGTTGAGACCTACATACCAATGATCTTCATGATCATAGGACTTGTGCAGAATGGTGATCTGAAGGCTGTTCTTTTTGTGCAGCCAGATTTGCTTTGCTTTGATCATAATCTCAAGTTTTTGAAAATTGGCCCCCGCCAGAATGGGGGCCATGGGACATCTAGGACTGTGAACTCTGGCTTAAACTCTTTTGGTCTTAAGTACTTCAGCTTCTCTCTCTCGTATATGCTGCGTGCACATCTCATGCTCCTCGATCACTTCCAGCATAGCCAGGTGTATATCTTCACGATAATTTCTCCCGATTAAAAAATTGGAAACAGTCCTCTCGGACACATCGACCTTTTCCAAAATGCGCTTGAAGTAGCCTCGTGGAGCACGGGACTTTAGTGTTTTCAAATGTTCTTTGCTAATCATGGCAATGTTTTTACAGTAATTGTGCAGCAAATATGATGTAAATGCAGTAATTATGCAATAAATAATACTGCAAAAAATCATATTCTCTTTCCAGAGATTTGTAATATGCTGAATAACAGGGGTATAATTTTAAGGAAGGTTGTTGATAAGTATTGCGACATCAACAAAAGCAGCATCACAGCAGTGGCGCATGCAGCGGGCTACAACCAATCAACTATCTATCGTCACTTCGATAAATCAGACCTGAGCTACCACATCATTAGGAAATATGGTATGTATGGAAGATTAGATAATACCATTTGGTGTATATTTGAATTAAACATCAGCAGCCATTAGCGACATGACGCGAGCTACAATTGTAAAAAGGTTTGGGGAAAATCATCCTGCTTTGAGAGATGATTACAAATTTGGCATTCATCCCGGGAAGAACGGTAAGATGTATCAACTCGTAAAGACCAGACGCGGCATTATACACAAGCCGATAAAGCCAACTGATAATAAGCAGCTGTATTAGCTTCAAAAACCTAAATATTCTACGCCATGATAGGCTCTATCCCGGATGCTCTGTACTCTTCCATGATATCACCCGTAGCGAGTAGGTAGGGACGATCTAGCTCATTGGCATAGCTGAATATCTCGGTACAGTAGGTGCGGCCTGTGCCGTCGATATCTCTTTGGCCTAGCCACTGTCCGGTGGTCTTATAGATCGGCTGCCATAGCAGCAGGCTCTTATAGTCATATCCTCTACCGAGAAATCGGGTGTAATCCTCTAGCTCTAGTGGCTTGAGTGGTGGATAGATCTGCCATATCTTATTTCCGTAGCGCTCAGCCCAGTGTGTGAAGGGCATCCAGACTACCCCCTTGCTATTGGACTCCATCACCATGATCGTGCCGTCTGCTCGGATCAATGCGATAGCGGTATGATTCCAAAAGCTATTGTCAAATAGACGGATAGCTGCGCTGACGTTGCTGAGTGGCTCAGTCCATTCGTGGTAACGGTGTACGGCAATGAAGCATCCCTGCTGGGTCACATATCGCTCGGGATGTCGGTACTGATCAATGTTGATCATCCGGCACTCGTGCTGGGAGATATGGGAGAGCGTGTGGCGCATCACACAGGCTGCACGAGATTCAATACATCCGCTGCATTGCGGCAGATAGTGAAGCTAGGGACTGTCTCACCTACGGCTAATAGATACATAATCTCGCGCTCGGATAGGTGGTCGGTCAGTCCTTTGATTAGTATCACGTAGAATATATTTCCTTCGCTATCTACCCACTGACTCACTATTCCGGTAGGCTTGACGAATCCTGATAGGGTAGCTCCGGCGTAGGTGTTATAGTCTTCAACTGATCCTACATAAGGCGAACCATCGACCATGTAGCCAAAGTGACCACCGAGTACAACATCCTGCTCTGGGGTGAGCTTGCCATCCGCTATGGTCTGTAGGCTGGTCTGATAACTAGCCGCTGGACAGATCATATAGTCACCTATCCATGCGCGTAGATGTACGGCAGGGTCGATAGGCTGATCGTACCATTCTTCAACATCATCAAAAGTGACGGTGTAGTAATGATCCGCAGTGACCTGATCGGTAGGATAGCTAAGCGTCTGTGGTAGGTTGGCACTAATGACACCATCAACCAAAACACCAAATCGTTCACTATTGGGTGCCTTAGACTGAACTTGATCGAAGTGCTGCAACGTCCGAGCATTGGGGTACCCAACAGCTCGATTGAGTGCTTTCCAGTATAGGTTGAGCTTGGATTCGTCGGCGAAAATGATGTATGATACTTCCATTGTTAGGATAGATTTGGATTAGTAATACTTAAAGACGGGTATCTCTCCGCAAGATAATCATGCACTTGATTGAATTTTGCGGCATCCATGTCCGCTACGGCAAATGCCTCATAGTGCTCAAGTTCCGGCTGTGATTGATTGTTCCATGACTGTTTACCCATGGCAAGGCTGGTGATATCATCGTAATCAGTGTCTGGGCGTGATGGCTGAATAGGATGTGTGATGTCTAAGCCATTTTTAAAGATCTTCATATCTGCCTCAATTAGTGGGGCATATAGACTTACAAGAAATGTTTCCGAAGCATAACCAAGTCCTAGAGTGTGATCAATACGGCTCTTTTCGTCTCTGTTCAGATAGAATTTCGTATCTCCTGTACTTGCTCCATCATAAATATATAATCCTCCATTATTGACGGTACGAGTAGGATCATTGTCTGCCAGGTGGACTTTCTGAGCACCACTAGAATTGGCTGTGGGGGCGAACTTGTGTACCAAAAAGATGCAGAGTGGGCCTTCGATAGCACCTCCCATATCTGAGCTGAGATTGCCTAACCCAGTGACGCTGAGATTGCCTAACCCATCGAGGCGGAACTCTATGTAGGGATGGCCGTCAATACCTCCTGTCTTCCTGTCTGGTTGAGTGGCTGCTGTAGCTTGATATATAGGTCTGCCTTTGGTGCTCTTGTCATTAAACTGCTCTACTAGTCCATTACCGGGGTTGATCTCAACATCATCACTCCGCCACCAAAATTCCAAAGCTGATCCGTAAATTTGAAGGGGGTTGGGCAGAGCCGTGGTAGCACAAGCAACATTGCTAAACGCGTATAAACCTCTTTTGATGGTAGCAATCTTATAACAGTATTGCTGATTATACTCAAGCCCACTATCATCTAGGTACTCCTGATCTGAGTTGCTAATAGCCTCTACCAATTGATATGGACCATCTGCTGTCTCCGCGCGGTACACTTCCTGGTACTCAGCATCAGGATCTGAAGGCGTCCATGTCAAAGTGATCTCATTGACCTCAGCCTCAGCTACCAAATCATCTATCGCCAATGGCTGAATAGGCGGGGGTGGCGGGGTGAAGTCGTAGTAGTCTTGATAATCAAGTGGCTCGCTTTCGGCATACTGGAAGTCGTAGTTGATGAGCCCGAGGCGTACTGCGGGGAGATTGGTACTGACGGTGATGATCTTGAGCAGCTGGTAATACTGGAAGCGGTACTTCGCTATACTTCCAAAGAAATCACGGGCCCATAGCTGCTCATGTCTCGATCGGAAGTCACCGGTATTTTTATTCCAGACTCTGGCAGACTCTGACAAGTACTCATCGCGCTCACGGTCGAATATGGCCTGGTCTATCTCGAACTCTTCGATCTGCTCAAGGGTGCCAGTGAAGCGGATGGTGTCTATACCTCCAATACTATTGGTGAATAGGAATAGGTCGTCATAGTCGAATGTCTCATTGGTGAGAACGTAGGTCTGGAGTGAGCTGATCTCCCCTGAAGGCAGGCCACCCCCAGATCCTGATCCTGATCCGGAACCTGAGCTGCCCTCTGTCAACTCTGCTACCCATACTTCGATCTTGGTGAGATCGGCATACTCGGCAGCTATGAAATAGGGGCTGACCTGAAATGTGGTCAGCTGATTGGCCGGTAGGCTGGCCAGGGTGACCGTGACGCTCTCTCCGTCTCCGTAATAAATCTTAGCTCTCGCCAGAGAGGCTACTTTGGCAAAAAAGGTAAGGAACTCGGGATCTTCGGACTTCACATACTTAGTATATGGCTGCCATGTGAAGAATCGCTTACCTATAGTATCGAAGGGAATATTTTTACCGCCTCCGGAGATGACATAGAAGTCAATCTCTGTCTCATCGATGGTGACTACAAAGCGGCCATAGCCCGTGGACTGATGGACAGATCCGAATGAGATGCCGGGCACATTGACCGATAGGTAGCCTTCGAAGAACTCTCGGAGCTGGACGATGATCTTGTCATCTGCATCGGGCGTGTATACTTCCTCAAATAGATCTTCACCAGTGCTGTAATGCTTGAGCGATATGGTCAACTCCTCATCGGAGGTAATGCGGATATCGGGAAGATTGCCGGCAAAGCTGTACTCGGATGGCTGCTGGGTGATGGTCATTATTTCCTTAAGAATGGTAAAATTATGTTGAGCAACAAAAAGGCGAGTATACTGATGGCAAAACCGATAGCTCCCCATTTGGCTTTATCCCAAAATGATGGTTGTACCACAATCGGCGGAATGATCCTGGTCTCATAGATGACCTCTGCATCAGGGCAGTCGATAGCAGCTGCTATCTGACTGGTAGCTTGACCTGTGCTATCTGTAGCAACAGTCAGTTGGAGTCTGACGCTATCTTCGTTCACCTCTCCGGTGACGGGATTGGTGATCAATACGGGTGAGTAGAGCACTATCTCGCCTGCCTTCATCAGCTCAAAACAGTCAAAGTTGGTCGTCACTTCGGGTACTTCCATCGGCTTGACTACTCGTACTACGATGGTATCAAATAGTGATGGGTCCTTGCGATAGGCTTGCTTGACATGCCAGGTGGCGGAGCAGCCAGAGAGTAAGGCTACCGCAATAATGAGAATGATGGCTTTCATGGCTTTGGTTCTGCTGGTGGCTTGGTTTTATTTTCCTTATATCCCTTGATCCCAAGTCCGAACAAGATAACTGTGTCAAGAAATCCGACATAAGTATCTGGTGTATGTGTCTCAAACCAGCTCAGGATAATGATCACAAACAGGGTGATGATACTTGCATAAAGTACTGCCTCGTTGATCTGAAGCATCTTGTCAGCTCCATAGACAGCACCTTTAATACCCTTGCGATGAATCAGGCTGATGATCACCATGTATACGATGTATATGGTGATCAGTGTGTAGGCGATGATTAGCTGGACGGTCATATCAATTCGAAATGTGGTTCGTCAATGAATCGCTCGGTAGCATCGCTTTTGACGAGGATACCGTCACCGTCCCAGTCATTGCCCCAGCGGAGATCAAGCATGATCTTACCTTCAGCTTTCAACCGCTTGGCAGTAGATAGTATCACACCAGCTAGTACTGACAGATGGGCTGAGTCCCACATGATATGCCTAGGCCAGCAGTATAGGTCAACAGCCATACTAGGCTGATAATTATGCTTAGACTTGTTAGTATAACCATCCTTGTAAGTGACAATCTTACCAGGAGTAGTGCGGCCTTGCTGATAGAGCTTGTTTTGCTCATCTATTGGCCGCTGGCCATGGGCTACTCCAAAATCAACAGGTGAGACTTTGAGAGACTCTGTGACGATCATGATCAGGTCAGGATGACATGTCATCAGTCGGTCATGGGATGTTTGGCTGAGTTTAAACATGTAGCCAAATTATCCTGAGAGGAAGGCTATAGAAAGGACATCAGCTGCCGCTCGGTAGATCGAGCCAGCTGGTGAGCCACTTCAGTACTCCTTGGACTTTGAGCATAACGTAACCGACACCTGTGGCCAGGGCGCCTATGATGATCCATGCAGTCCGCTTGACTTTGCCAAGGGTGGTGAAGAAGTTGGCGAAATTTTCTAATGATGTAAGGCGCTCGTGGTAGGTCTCATTGATTTCGAATTGAGCCTTTTGATTTTTTGCGATAGTGTCGAGCTGAACGCTGACTGATGAGCGGAAGGCATTGTCTCGCTTTTGATCAGCGATCAATCCCCCATAACTTCCCAACTCATCTCCTGTGAGTGACTCTAATACCTTATCAATTTTTTTGCCTTGTGCTTCCTCTCTTCTGGTGAGCTCTTGGTACAGGTCATTCAGCTCGTCAAGCTTTTCGGATTCTTTACGTGTCATGCTACTAAAATAGAAATTGAGATATGTACAAAAAGGACATCATAGTCCACCGCCTACAGATCCTGAGCCTGAACTAGGGCTGCTGACCGCAATGGCCTTGACCAGGTGGACGCGGGCTGGCTCGATCTTATTGCGCCTGATGGTGACTTCCACTTTCTCGATGATCCAGTCAATGCCTTTGATGCTTTTCGTCTCGGATAGATCGAGGTATTTCAGATCGAGGGTATCTAGCTTGAACAGTCCCCGGGCTTTGAGCTTATCACTTTCGACATAGGCTCGAAATTCCTGGTGATAATTTTCCATCAATCCGTCATCGCCCTCCCAGTGCAGACTAAGATCCCCAAGCCTGTTGCCATAGGCGTCTACATTGTGAGTGGTAAGAAATGGATATTTGCCTTTTTCGCCTGCCGATCCAAACTCTTTATCAGTAAGCGTGTCCTGAATGCCCTGGTATAGCAGGATGTTGGGTTTCTCCGGGCGCTGCTTGCGGTCACCGTCCCACTCAGGTACGTACCAGCGACCAAATAGTATCGGATCACCGGTGTTATCCCACCAGTAGGGGTGGATGTTCATCGGTAGTGGTGTGACTTCACTGACCATGCTGAAGCCAGACTGTGCCGTGCCTGGTGCCGCGGCAAAGCCCGGATCTTGCACCTCCGTCTCAAACTCATATTCTGCCGGTAGGCCAGCTTCACTGGAGTCGGTAAACTCATCATCAAAACGATTTTTCAATAGAAAAAGCTGATTGGTATTGGTCACATATACCTGCTTTTCATCACCATCGGTGACGGTGAGGGCTGCCAGGTCATCAATATTATCCACCTCACTGATAGCATAGGGTTTTTCGACACCAGTGTAGCCAGCATAGCCATAGGCGTACTGCTGTGCTGGCTCATACCAGTGCGCCAGCTTCCCTATCAGCTTGCCTGTCCAGTTTTGCTTTGAAGTGCTCTCAAGTATATCCTTATTGAATTTAAGCTCGAATGAATCGCCCTTGACGTAGAGGCTCATGCAAAACATCTTGAGCACTTCTTTCAGCAGGTCGTTGAACTTCATCGAACTCGCAAAGCTTTGCAGTTTCATAAACTGACTATCATCTAGCTCGTTGCTATCGAGCAGGATTCCCCGATAGGTGAATAATAGTATATCCATTGTGGATGGATGATAGGTGGATGTAAGGACGACCTTGGGCAGCTCACCTACCGTGAACGGATTGGCCACAAGAGCATCCTCAAAAATCTCATCGATCAGATAGGCCAGCTTAGTGAGAGGATAGCAAACTGTATGCGTCTGGATAGAACCGTAATATCCGAGCATGAACTCTCCACGGTTGGCATTGTAGTAGCTGAAGTACATGTAGCTGGTGGCATTCCAGCCACCGAATGTAGGCGCAATAGGATTTTTGTTCCAAATCACATCCTTGATGCGGATAGGGCCATAGACTGTGTTTTGTGAGCCATCGAGGGTGGCTTCTACATGCTCTCGATAGTTGTATCCAAAATCACCCAACAAATAAAAATTGGGAGTGAAGCGACTGCCCGTACTACCGAAATCGGTCTCTTCCTGATCGGTGGTATTCATGGCAGCTTTGAGCTCGGAGGCAAAGATGGCACCCCTGATGAAATACTCTATATCGCCTTCATACTTGGTGACGGTCAGGACTCCATTGATCAACTTGACAGGACCAAACATGATGGACAGTCCGGTGAATTCGCGGAAGGCCTGGGTATTGTTGAGCCGCTGAGGATAGCCCAGGGCTTTCAGATTCCTGGCAGTTGGCGGTAGCGTACCAGTGAGTGAATGAGCTGATGGAATACGATCATTGATGAATAGCGGATTCTCATATATGAGACTAAGAGATACATCTGCGGGGAGATCGAGGGCGGTACCGGTGAGTAGGATTTTCAGCATCAGAGGTTGACGTTATCGTTGATTTGATCGAGCTTTTCGTTGGTCTCGGTGAATCCATCTTCACCGAGCAGTGCTACTTTAACACCTTTGCGGAGCTGATGGTACAGGGCACGGTTGACCCGGGTGTTTTCAGCGATCAATCGCTTGACCTGCGGATCTGACTGAGTGCGCTCCATGGTGGACGATGGGGCGGAGATATAGCCTCCATTTTGTCGGCCATAAAGAGTACCTCTGATCTGATCCCGATCGGTCATGATACGCTCCAGGTTGATGGTGGAGATGGTGCCATTGCGCTGGGCAGTATCGATCATATCGAGGACGGGACGCACGGTGGGATTCTGATAAGCGGCATTGCTGGAGACCATCTCTCGGCCTGACTCACCTACGAGTACGGTAGGCCGGTCGACATATCCTCGCTGCTCGGGATTGTACCGGGCACGGAACATCTTGCGGTCTTGGGCACGGGATACGAGGTAGCCACCGTCTTGACGGCCGGGGATAGACGGGAGTGGAGTAGTGGCTATTTTCCCGATTTGAATAGCACCAAGAGCACCGACAATAGCTGCGAAAATAGGATTAGCAATTACGCTGGTCACGGCGGCAGCAGTATTGACAATTGCATCCATCAGAGCAGTTTCTTTCGATCTTCGCGCTTCGTTGTGATCAAACTGTGCTTTTTTCTTATCAAGATCAGCGTCGAGTTTGCCAATACGTTTATTGTATTTTTCGCGAATGGCTTCCTGCTCATTCGCACTCTTTTTAGCTCTTGCCAACTCACGGTTCATCTGCGACTCTAAGGCCTTACGCTTTGCTTCTGTGTTTTGCTGAAATTGCTCCAGCTGCCTCTGCTCAGCTTGGGACACATAGTCATTGTGCATCTTCCAGGCATTGGAGATAGCTCCAATAGCCATGGTGAATTTTTGGAGGCCAGCGTCGGTCTGATCCAGATTTGAAAAGAAGCCATCCCAGTCGTCAGCTGAAAATCCAAGAATGTCAGTATTTCCGCCTACATCGAGCTTTTTGATATCTGGCGTGTCAGGAGTACCTTTTGACATCCCTAACTCTGAAAGAGACAGTCCGATTTCTTCAAGCTTGGCTTTTAGTGAATTGTACTCTTCATCAGACAGCACATCGTCGGCTGTGACGCCTTCCCATGAGCCTTTGTCTAATGTCAGCTCTATGAGGGTTTGGAGCCGCATAAGGTTATACTTAACGAGATCTTCTTCTTTGCGAATCTGATCTTTGATTAGTGCCTCGCGCTCTTCTTTGGTGCCTCGAAATTGCTGAAGCTCTTGGTTGTGATGTGTCTTGAGATTGTTAAGCTGTCGCTTGAAGGACTCTTCATATCTGCCAACCTCATTGGCGATAGCATCAGCATCAATTTTACCCAGGTTGGCTTCATGCTCTTTTTCTAATAAGTAAAGAATATGCAGATCATCACGGGTCATCTTTTCCCGTGCTTTGCCAAAGAGACCTGCGCCCTTTAGCTGCTCTTGGTACCGTGCATTCTCAGACTCCAGCGCGGTTTGATTTCTTTTAACAATTTCCTCTCTGATCGACTCTATTTGGTTTTGCTGTCCTTTCTTCTGAATCTCGAGAATGTTTTGTTGATGAATCTTTTCTAATGTGGCTAAGACTTGCAACTCCTGAGCGGTCATATCAGACCTTTGCTTCCCAAAAAGGCCCGTCTCTTTCAGACGCTCCTGGTGAGCTAATTTTTCTTGCTGTAGTTGAGATTTGGATTCGCGGAGATAACGATTCCTCGCCTCCTGAATATCTGCCGGAGTAGTATCGCCAGTGACAGGATCTGTTGGATTGGGCGTGGATGTGCCCAGTAATCCTTCAGTAAGGCCAGATAGCTTTGATTTTAGTTTTTCGGCACTTTGTTCAAGTACTGAAAGGTTTTCTGTGAAGATATCAGCCTGAGATTCTTTGAAACTTTCTAGAAATTTGGGAGTCCACTTAGCGCCAAAAAATGCTTTAGTTTTTTCCCAGAGTCCCAGGTTGTTTTCGCCCTGCTCCTCAAGACTCTTTAGCTTTTCAATTTCTGTATTTATGGAAGCTATTTCCTGGACTAATAGCTGTGCTTCAGCTTTCTTGATTAATGATTCTACATAGCTGTCTACTGCCTCGGTTGCTTTTTCAGTATTAATGGTTTCGAGATTGAGGAATTTTAATTGATCAGGAGCTAGCTTTTTGAGCTTATTGATAGCCAAAATCCGCTCGTCATCTGATCTGTTTTTGTCTCTTGCTATTCTTAACAAGAATTCAGTCTTCACTTTTTCTTCCGAAATTTGTTCAATAGCAGTTTCTCTGACTTTGTTAAGTCGAGATTGGCTATCGGCTTCAGCTCTTAGGGCTGCCGTACTTTCGGAGGTTCTATTTCGGAAAATATAAATTGCTGCGCCCAAAGCGACCACAGCTCCAATTATCAATCCAACAGGATTGAGACGCAAAGCCCAATTCCAGGCACGGGTAGCGATAGTCGCTATTCTGACCCTGGCGCTATAAGTAGCAAACTCAGCCCCTAGTAGTCTAGTCTGTAGAGAAACGCGCTTGGTATTGAGCCAAGCCAGAGCCAATACAGTGTTATATCCAACTAATGCTGCGGTAACCGTGCCTATGACGACTTTATACTTATTCACAAAGTCGATAGTGGTAATGATGATCTTGAGCAGCGTACCAAATAGGTTGGTGCCTTCGAGAATCACAGGATATAGCCTGTCTCCAAGCACTACCCATAGGTTGTTGACTGCCTTTTTGGCTTTTTCAAGTCCAGCAGCGGCATTGGTGTTTTTAATGTTGAACTCTTCAGTGATGGAAGTGCCCGCTTCAAAAGCTTCATTGGCCAATGCCTGTTGCTCTTTGACGATATCGATATTGACCGCCAACGAAGAGAGCACATTGGTGACGCGGGTGCCTTCAAAGCCCATACCGTCGAGCCGTCTGATCAACTCGGTAGCTGCCGAATCATTGCCTTTGATACCTTCTAGCAATTTTAGAAATGCTGCATTGGCATCTGTGTTGACCAGATTGGTAAAATCATCTATAGACATACCTGCGAGATCGGCAAACTCAGCGGTATCGGTCATCATCTTCGTCATGGCCTGAGTGATGGCCGTACCGGATGTTTCCATACTCTGACCTGCGATATCAGCAGCGGCACCTATGCCCATGATATTAGCAATGCTAATCTTAGTAGCAGAGGCTATACCGGTGACCCTATCGGTGAAGTCTACAATCTTGCCTTCGTTAGCCACGCTGTTAGCGCCTAGCTCATTGATCACCGATCCTACTTTGAGCAATCCATCCTCAATGCCGAATTCATCGGAGACATTGAATATCTCAACTAACCGACCTACGGTATTGATTGATTGCTCGATATCACCGCCGAGATCTTCAGTCAGTGCTACGGCTATCTGATCACTGGCTTTGGTGAAGCCTAGCAGGTTTTCCTTGCCTTCGATACCCAGCTTACCAGCAATGCGCAGTAGGCCTAGCAAGCCTTCCTGAGAGGTACGGGTATCAATCTCCTCGGTATCTTTTAGCGCCTCGTTAAGTTCTAGTACTTCAGCCCGTGCAAGGCCTGTAGTCTTTTGTACATCGGTGATCTTATCATCGAATGTGACAAACTCATCAGTCGCTCTCTTGACGCCAAATGCAATGCTGGCAAAAGTGGCGATAGCCCCGGCCACCGTGCCGAAAAATCTATGTAGGGTAGTAGTCATACCCTTCAGAGTAACCTGTGTCGCCTGGGCTCTGGCTTGTAACTCACCATATCGAGCCTTTACTTTTTGCAGCTGGAGGCTATGCTTTTGCCATTCTTTGTTGAGCGGATCGGTAGCCAGTCTACGTAATCGGGTCATTTCTGCCCGTAGTTCTCTTACTCCTAGTTTGTTAATGTCCAGATTGGAGCGGTAGTCATCTAGCTCAGTATTGGCCTTATCTAGGGCTCGTTTATTCTTATCAATCTCTTTGGTCAGGTCACGATAAGCCTGAGTATTCTTCTTACCACTGGTTCTCAGTCGTTTCTCTTTCTCATTGAGATAGTCAAGGTTTTTGCTGAGATCACGAACAGATCTATCCAGCTTGTTCATATCAGCCCTTGCTTCATCTCCTTGAAAATGAAGTGTGGTGTAGAGGTCTTCGTCTCGGATAGTCTTACCCATTATTAGGTTTTGTTAAGATTCTTTCGGAGGAATTGAACCATGGTATTTGTAAACTCAGTAGCTGCACGATCTACTATGTTATTCATGTGACCCCAGATGTATCGGTTGTGGATAGCATAGTTTCGGTTCTTGATCTTGCCATCATTGGTTTTGACTTTTCGCTTGATATCAAGGAACCTCTGATAGTTTTTGTGCCGAAACTTTAGGTTGGCACTCATTGCGCCATCGGCACTTACCGTGATATCGCGCCCACTGAATATCTCACCAGTTCGGAAGTGAAGCTTCTTCTTCAGTGCCAGCCCTTGATTTCTCTTGAGTCGGGCACCTTCCTCTTTCATGATGTGTAAGATGAATTGCTTCTGAATGATACTCATTGATTCATTATTGTGTTGCTAACCTATCTGAGAAGTACAGTCAGAGAAAGGACAGGGCGACAGCTACCGCTAGGGGTGCTCTCATATATCCATTTCTGAAGGGATGATTTGCAATTGCATATGCTGGAGAG